GACCGATTGCAATTAGACATTGACGACGGGCGTATACCATCCATCCGCGCGATTGCCCGTAAGACTGGGGTATCTGATGCAACCATCCGGGGAATACTGAGTGGCGTTACACCGCGTACACCAACACTTGATAAACTCGCCCGGCGTTATTTTAATTTGCCACCCGCCGAGGTTTACCGGATGGCCGGGGTGCTGCCCAACGGCAGGACACACGAGCCTAACCGCGATTGGCTATTGGAGCGCATTTATGATATGCTGACCAGACTGCCCACCGAATCACTCGCCGAGTTCCTGGTGCTGGCAATGCAAAAACTCAACGAACATGATTAGTCTAACTGTATTCAAACGGTTTTTAGTGTATACTGGTATTACAAACGGTAATTAGTCAGGGGGTATCATGAGTTTGATTGGCGATATCATGGAGGTAGTGGAGCAATTCGATGCGATTCAACTGATGACCTTTGCTCGTGATTTAGCCATCCACCTGATTAGATGCGGCCTCGCCAACACAACCGACTACGAAACCTTCCGCATTTGCGATCAGGAGTTGGCACTACTACAAGCTGACACCGCCTACCAGCGGGCAGCCTGAAACCAGACGGCGCGGGCAACCGCGCTTTTTGTTGCCACACAAAACCCCGCCGGAGCGGGGCTTGTACTGTGGTGGGGATGGGGATTAGGTTAAACCAATAGCATATACACCCAGAATAACCATGACCACCGGGCCAATACAGAACCATGTGAAGCATAGAGTGAATTCCACAAAGTTTCGATTCTCAGCGTAGAGAACTGAAGCCCGCTCGGCTGCCAGCATTATTAGTGGAAAACATGCTATGGCCAGAATCCCGCTACCAATCCTGAGAAGAATCATCTTCGTTCCTTTCGCCCCATCGGGCCTCTGCATCTTCCCGCCTGATGAGCCAGGTCTTCGAACTCTGCCGGGCGGGTATCCGGTCGTCCTGGATAGCCTTGTGTACGGTGTCACGGGTGATCCCGTAGGTGTCGGCCACCTCCTGGACAGTCATCACGTCGCGTAGGTCGATCATAGTCGCTCCTTTCGATTAACACAGAGTCTCACCCCGGATAAGCTCCGGGGCAAGGTCTGGGTTAATGCCTTTCGGTGTATGGACCACCACAATGGGGGCAGGTCGAATATATTTTTACAGGTTGATTGCAGAAGAAACATGGCTTCTTCTCGGTAGGGTTCGTAACCCGTTTTCCGTTAGCAATCACAATGTCCTTTTCAGAAACATTGATCTCGCCCCCAACATTGCCGCCGACTTTGATGTTGATATTAGACATATCTCGTTCCTTTCTTGAATTGATTAACCCACAGCTCCGGGAACAAGTCCAGCTTGCGCCCGGAAGTTTGGGTTAAGCCCGGCTGCGCCAGAGCTGCCACCATGCCCGGAAATCTTCCGCCCAAACGTTGCACGCATCACAGCGTTTAGCAGTTACAAACGAGTTAACGCCCGTTTGCCGGAAGGCTGTCCGCGTTTTACCCCCGCAATGAGGGCAGCGGCGCGTTTTCCAGTTCTCGAATATGGTTTCGATCATTTGAAATTCCTTTCCTATATTGATTAACCCACAGGCCAGCGGGGGAACCTTTCCTTTCCTTCCCCGGCTGAGTCTGGGTTAGTCGTTCCGAGTGGCCTTCGCTAACCGCTTCTCCGCGCTCTCCAATTCGTGCACGGCGCTTTCGTAGGTCTGCTGCTGCCATTGGTTCTTTATCCCTCGCGCCTCTATCCAGGCTAACCGGGCTTTGGCTTGAGCTACTGCGTTCTGTTCGTTCGAGTTGGTCATGGTATCTCCTGTAATGATTGACTGATTAACACAGAGGCCAGCCCCCCAGCGTGTGAGGGGCTGAGTCTGGGTTAAGCGGCGGTTATGGCTTGCGCTGCCAATCCCAATGTTTAAGTTGAGTCCTGGCGTTATGAGCGGCAGCAATTCCCCGATCAATCTTGGTGTCGGGCTTGTCGATGAGACGGGTTTGTAAATGGTCGTGTTTACCAACTACGAACCGGGGATTATACACAGTTCCATTCTCATCATCGACGCGGGCAATAGGAGGATAAGTATTGCCGTAAGGCTTGCCAGTGTGACCGAGCTTCCGACATTGACGCTTGGCTGTAGCCAAATCCTCATATGTGCCTAACGATTGATTATTATCCCATCGAACGATTGTGTACATTTTGTGTCTCCTGGTTGGTTTACTTAACTGTCTATATCATACTATACAATTGTATAATAGTCAATAGCTACTATACAATTGTAGGTTGGATTTAACATAGTGTTCCGAACAAGATACAACCCACATTCTAATTGTGTTTTTGGGCGAGGTGCTGTACAATGATAAAGAGATTGTCTGTATGGACTGTCTTTGGTGTCACCATCCTGTGTACTAGTTAACCAAATGGTGTGACAGTGGAGAGACAACAGCGACACGGTGCGAAAAGTGGTGTGACTTGTGGGTAGAGAGAAACCCACACCCGTAAAATAAAACCACCCGGCTAGGGGTGGTTATCATACCGGAGGTCAGGTCTCCGATACAAGACCATTGTAGCACGAGACTGCGCCTCCTGACAACAGGAGGTTTTTTGATGTTTAAGTGGAAAGACGTAAAAAAGGTATTGGTTATCCTGCCCTTCCTGGCGGTCAAATTGTTGACCGCTGGGCAAACGGGTTGGGATACCTATCAAGTTACCCACAGTATCCTTAAAGTGCTTCTCATTGACGGGGCATTCCTTGCCCTGTGGCTTTACCTGGCTTATGCTGGGCAAGGCAAGCAAGATCGGATCAACCGGGTATATGCCTCGATTGTGGCCGTGACGTTGTACGTTCTCATGATACTGATTGGCTGGGAAGCTGCCCCCGGTATTGCATCAGTGACCGTTCGCGTGGCTGGCGCTGCGGTGCTGGGGTGGGATATTTTTCGGTTTGCTTCTCAAGAGTGGCTTACTCTGATTGGTAACTTAAAAAAACGGCGTGAGGAACGGCAACAAGTCGAGTATGTCTATAGCCAGCAAATGTCCCTGCTAATGCGCAAGGGGATCACCAAAGCACGCAAAGAATTGCAGCCCAAAGTCAACAACGCGGTATATAATGAACTCGACGCGATGATTCCGCGCTACGTTCGCGCCCGGTCTGAACGTTCACTGAACGTTGTAGACGGTCAGGTGATCGATAGAGATGAAAGTTCGCGGGCGATTACTGATGCTTCACAATCGATTATGGCAGGCTGGCGAACGGTGGCTGGATTGCTAGAGACCGGGGATACGTTTAAGCGTTCAGACGTCGAACAGTGGACGGGTTACAGCAAGACCTATGCATACCAGATTGTTAGCTATGGTCTGCAAATCGGAGCAGCTCAGGAAGCGCCGGGAAAGGGTATGTATGTATTTGTTGAGGTGAACGATGGCAACTAACCTACTCGTGCTAGTGTTCTACATTGTTATCCCGCTAACGTTGACTCTATTTATACATCTCATGCATATGGCGTGGGTAAAGGACAATCCAGAACTATACCGGATGGCAATTGAGGAGCACAACAAGCGAGTCGAGGCAGTTCAAAATGATATGCGGGAAGCGTGGGGAGAACTACGCGACACTGTGATAGTATGCCTGTATGAAGATATTGAGCCAATACTAAAGGTGGTAGACTGGGTGTTAAAAATCGGCAACGGGCGCCGGGAGGTAAATAATGGTTAGCAAAAGTGCACAAATCAGGCGGTGCTTATTCGAGTACGAAACAGTTGTCAACTATGAGCGGCAACTACTCAAGCATCGCAAAGAGGCCGGGCGGTACATCAAACGCCACCGGGAACTGCTGGGGCTGTCCCTGCGAGACTTTGCCCAGTCGATAGGCTATGACTATACCTACCTGTCAAAAATCGAAAACGGCGAGGTGCTGCCCGGCGTTGAGTTATGCCGAAAGCTGCTAGAGAGCACCGGGCACCGGGAGGTGGAGTGATGTTTGAACCCTGGGTATTAAAGCGTTTTGACGCCGAACGACCAGAACACGAACCAATCGGGGAATATCCCGACGAGCCATCCGCATTTTACGCGATGTGCAAATGCTTGCATGAAAGGTATGGGAAAACATGGTACGTGGCGGAGGGGTGCGAGTCTGCGGTGTTTGACGAAAAAACCCAGATAGAAACCGGCCACTATTGGGCGGGGTATATTCGGCGAGGGCGGGAGGTGGAGTGATGAGCATTATAACTACCCAACCACATTACAACGATGAAGCTAACGCTTATGTAATTAACGTTGACCAAGTTGGCCCTGGTAGTATTACGGTAATCGAAGTAAAAATAATGATGCGTAGAAATGAGAGTTGGGAAGAACTCGCCCTACAATTACGCAAAATCGCAGATGGACTAGATGTAAACCCCGACCTATCCGGCATGGAACCGGGACTCGGAAATCAGGAGGTGGAGCCATGACCACCGGACGTGAGCCACAAATCGGCGGGCAGCCGCAGGGCAACGAGCCGATGTTGGGGGATAAGGATTATTCTGGCGATTATTGCGATTGGTGCGGCGAAAGGGCTGTCCCCAGTACGATGATAGCCAATCCAAATTCAACATATCTTTTATGCCAGAAATGCTATAGGAAATCAAAAGCAATCTGGAAATTGTTTTATCAAAGTCTGAGAAGAAAAGATGGCGCAACTATGCGCTGGTGAAAGGGGCAGACCATGACCGATGACAACGCGCCCGGATTAGGCGGCCAGCCGGGGCCGAACGGCAGAGAGCCGGGGCTGCCCCGATTGCATCAGCAGCGGTATGAGGAGATGGCAGTCTGGGAACTTTATGCATTGATGTCTACTGAAATGAGAGAGCGGTACTGGTCAGAATATAACCCACGAATAACGCATCTACACAAAATCGCTTGTTCGCCAGAATGGGTAAGTGAGCGCACAAAACTTGAACAGTGGAGAAAAGTTCGCATCATCGAATACCTGACCGGCAAGGTCAAATAATTGTCGCACGTGCGAACATTCCGCCGGGCGGATTATTTAGGTTCCCAACCCCACCCCTGATGAAATTCAATCCAGCCCCAGGGCGTCTCTATCTTGCATTCCGAATTGCCACCGGGAATGGAATCATAGTACAAGAATCCATCACAGACCGCTCCCCGGTCGTCAAGATAGGCTTTAACATAAGTTACGAACGGGTCGAGATCTACCCAGTCTAGACAGGCTTCCTCAGATACAAACTCACAACCCCGTGTGACCCAGGGCGGGAACTGCCACAACCCTTGATAGTTATGGTCGAGGGTGCCGTAAACCGTGCCATCTGATAGGCCAAAGGAGCCGTGTGTCTCTTCATAAAAGTCCATGCGGCGGAGAATGGTCGAGACAACCGACCGGGTACAGTCTTCAACGTATTCGCCCATCCCCCGGCACTCGACAACTCCCAACTTTGCTAATAGTTTGATATCATAGTCTGACAGATGCTCTACTGTATCTGGTGTTTTGCCGGGTGGTATCCCACGCTCTCTGTCAACGGGATACCACCCCCAGGGCCAAAACAGTAGCAGCAAGATTATTATTTTCATGCCGCGTCGTTATCTTCCTTTTCTCCCCAGACCTCGATTTTCACGCCACGCGATAACCCGCGCCGCCTGAGTTCTTTAAACTCTTCCAACTCTCTCAAGGCAAACACAATCGACACCGGTTCGGTTTTGTCCACGTCAATATCCAGCGCCGGTTCTTCCTCGAATTCTTCGACGGGGGCGGGTTGGTTCAACGGGATCATACGTGGCTCCGGTTCCGGGCCTGGGTTTATGCGTTTCCCGATTTTTTCTTGCCATCTTCATAGGCGATTCCGGCAATAAGTGCCACTGCTAGCGCGGTTATCACCGTTACCATTTCGGCCTGGACAGTTTCCAGGGCGGGAAATTGTGCGACCAGCATACTGGCAACCACACCAGCGACCGCCGCCCAAAACTTGCGGCTCCTGAGCAGGTTCAGCACCGGACCGAAGATCGGCAGTTCAAAAATCTTTTCCAGCTTCTCTAAAAATTCAGACATCATGTTCTCCTAAAAACTTAATCAATATCGTGTACGTCACCATAGATTGTGTTACCAATCGACATGGCAACCCATTTGTGACAATCCAACACCAACAACCAATCGTAGTCTGGGTTGGGTATGATTTGCGCCGCGTCGTCAACGCAGGCCCACCGATCCCCGTTGTCACCGATCCAACGCCCCACCGCCAGTGTTGCCTCTCCAACAGCCAGACCACCCATCACCGAACCATTGACGCTATAAGTTGACCTCAGAGTCATCGAATAGTCTTCCGACCAGTACACCGCATCCGGGCCAAATATCAGAATATGCTCGTCCAGTACCCGCTCCGGTGTGGGGGATGGCGTGGGCGTGTTGGTCGGGGTCGGGCTGGGTCCGGGTGTCTGTGGTACTATCGGGGTGGGGGTGTAAAAGGGCGTATCCGGGCAATCATAACAACCCAGGTAGGCGTCATCAACGTAGGAATTCTGGTTCCTCAGCCCCCAGGGGCGGGTATTCTCTACAAACACTGTGACCCGGCTCGACTGCGATTCAAACTCACAGGCAAACTCTACCCAGCTATCATAGTGCTCAATTCCATCCAACTCACAAACGAACATCGCCGCCGCATGGGGATCAGTACCGCCCAATGGGTCAATGCGGATGGCCCACTGGCTGGCATTACGCTGGTCTTCGGTGTCCAGTTCGCTCTCCGGATCGTCATCAAACGATGACCAACTTTGCACCCAGATACTAAACTGGTAGGTAAACCCCGGCAGGATTTCGACCACCTGATACACCCCGGCCTGGGCTGGTCTGAAGAAACTAAACCAGACCTGCGCCAACTCCCCGCCGTGTACCCGGTCGGGATAGTTGTACACGTCCTCCGGTTTGTATTCGGGCCTGCCCATGACGGACTGATCCGGTTTGAGTGGCGGGCAACCATCGCAGTAAAACGGATACCACCCCGGCGCGACGTTGACCTCACCATAGACCACCGGGCGGTATGCCCCCTCAAAACTCGGATTGTCAAGCAGGTTTGGCCCCAGTACCGGCTCATGCGGCGTGCCGGTGGCGGTCGGTGTGGCCGTTGCGGTAGCGGTCGGACTCGGTGATGGGCTGAGTGTGACCGTCGGCGTATCCGTTGCCTCCCCCGGTTCGGTTGGCGTGGGGGTAGCGGTTGGGGCGGGCAGGTCACAGGCGACCAGCGTAAATGCAATAAATGCAATGAGTATAAATCGTTTCATGCCGCTATATCCTTTTTCTCTTTTTTCTCAATTTCGCGCCGCAATTCGTCCATTCTCTCGCTAAGTGTGTCGCGTTCTGATTTGACCTGATTTAATTCTTCTCTTAGTGCCTTGATCTCTACGGCCTGGGCTGCAATTTTTTCTGTTTTGGCTTTATCGCCATCCTCCAGCGCCTTAACCTGCTTTCTCAGTTCGATGATCTCTTTATCCCGCGCCTGGAGGAGTTCGCTTACTTCGTTATATTGCTGCCGTAATTTGATCAGTTCTCCATTGACTTCTTTGATGTTTTGCTGGTAAAATTGTTCTTGCCGCGTCTGGATTTTTTCCTGCCGGTCGAGAATGGATTGCCACCCATCATTTTGGGCGCTGGTCACCTTGCCGACAGAATCGATCATGTCCTTTAACTCACGGACAACAGGCGCGGTTATCTTCAAAAAAGCAAGTAGTATCCCCGCCATCAGGATCGCCGCTGCCCATGCTGATGGCGTGGCTAGAAACAGTTCTAAAAATGTCGATATATCCATTTGTTACTTCCCTTCAATGTTATGCCCCCATGCCATTTTTGACAGCTTTTAACACAAATTTGATGATCGCTGTCAGATAATCACCAATTTTCGATAGATAGACGAAAGCCTGCTTCTGTCGCTCGGCTATATTGATTACCACTGCCAACACCTGTGCATTGGTAGGTGAGCTATTTAGAGTTGTAAGATCATCATCTATTTGATCTATTATGCCGTCATCTTCATTGATCGTATCCTGAGCCGCTTTAATCTTAGCTAATGCCGCTTTTGCCCGCGCTCGGTTTGTTCCCGCACTCTCTGGATCGAGGGGGACGGTATAGTGTTCTCCGCCTGCATCAAATTCCATCAGGTTACCTCTATCTCAATCGAATCGCCGCCCGGAAAATCCGGGGCAAACCAGTCATACGGCTCGATTACAATTGTTTCTTCTGGTGTGACTGATATCAGATTAGTGATCTGGGCGGTTCGTTCAAACGGCGCTCCAACCCCTTTCGGGGTAAACGATATCTGGAAAATCTGTTCGCCCGCTCTGAGCATTACGTAATCAGGGTATGGCAGCCGGAAGGTTACGGTTACGGTGGCCGCGTCCGTGCCGTTGCCGACTATGCTGGATTTATTGCTCTCCAACAGGATCGCGCCATCGGTCAGGGCAGTTTCTAGCGCGTCTTCCGCTGCGTCCGCCTCGCTCGGTGTAGGTGATGAAACCAGCGTTGGATCATGCATCCAGGCTATAAGTTTGACATCGGTTGACAAGCTCATTTGTTATCCGATCTTCAGCAGTTGAACAGTAGTAAACGTTTCGGTGGCCTGGTTACTTGTGTATCCAAACCCGTAAACCGCTTGGGTTGATGAGCATTTATGTTGTATCTCGTATTCATCCGTTCCATCGGCGGTGAATACCGCCGATAACCAGGCTGTCCCAGAAGCACTGAGAAAATACTCAGAATCTCCCGTTTTAACCACAGACGATTGTGTGTAGTTATAGAGCCTGAGCATGTTCTGCCCTATGTTGCGGGCCTTGCTGCGGGCGACTATGCGATAGGTTCCCGCAACCGGTGTGAATCGGTTGCTACTGATGGTAACAATCCCGTCGGCGTCGCTAACCTCAGTGTTAATGTCGCGAGTTTGCCATGACCCGGCGGTTGACGTTCCGCCATATGTACCGGCAGATTTCTGATCGGCTATCTCGGCAACGCTCACGCCACCGCTGCCGCCCGCCTCTAAATCGTCCACCCGCTCCGCTAACTGGTCAATTGCATCATCCATGTCGCCCGGATCGGCGTCGCTATCCCAGTCGGTCAGCACTGCCGGGGTAAAGGTAATATTGGCCGCATCCAGCGAGACGGCATAGTGTAGACGCTGATCCTTTACGTAGTCGATCCAGTTGATCTCGGTCTGGCTGGCATATAGACGCCAGGCCATCACCGGGGATCGCCCCGCAACTAAACTAATTGCCTCGATGTCTGCTGCAACAAAGGGGTGGCCGGTGCTGGGGACAATGGTTGAATAGATTGGATCAGCCGCCGTAATAGCAATCGCCCCAGTTGATGGCACAAAATCAAGGATTACGAGTCGTTGTTCGCCGGTATTGCTGGGTACATACGAGGTTAAATCAACCTCCTCTTCGGCGTGGCACACTCGCGCCCCATCATAGACATAGTAGAATTCTCTAACTACGACGCTCAATGATGGGGGATCGGTCGGGTGAATCAACAGCGGCAGGAATCGGCCCGATTCGATCCAGTCCACATCTGGACCATACAGTCCATGCGCCCATGCGTGTGTCCCGGTGTTAGCCGATCCCAACCCGTTAAAATACTCATTCATGGTGTCGGGTGCGCCCTCTACGACTTCCAACACCCCGTCATAGCGGTTTTTCCGACAGATAACTGCCATGCCCATCTGTGGCAGCACTTTGTCGCACCGGATTTGGATCACGCTAACACTGTCTGCTGTCTTTATCTGCGCCCAGATGTACCCTGGACGATCACCCTCCAGGGTAGTGCCGTCCGGTGTTCCAACGACTGCCCGGATATACTGTCTAGCTTCAATCCGATTATTAGCCCGCTGGAGGGCCTCGCCGAGTGTGCGTATATCAGTCATCCAATTGACCCCACCCAGATCCCAACGCCACCGGAAAACCCCGACCATTGTTTGGCCGCCCAGTTTTCCCCCTCGTCCTCGGAATAAATCAAGTATTCATCACAGACCCCAAACACCACCGTGTCATCGCCGGGCCAGACAGAAATGATATAGGGTTGGTAGGTGCTGATATCCGATTTCATCGACCACGACCCATCGTAGACAAACAAGCGGGTCACATCACGCGCCGCCCTGAGCAACGCGGCATATATTTTATCATGATCGCTCCACGAGGTCGCAATGGGGCTGAGTGGCATGTAGTGCACAGGGACAAGATCAAATCTATAATCATCGCCTGAATACGATGGCGTAATATTTGCCCAGTCTGTGCCGGTGTTCTCTGTTTTTCCCACAGCGCCATCCGCTGAGACAGAATCGATCACCAGGACAATCAGATTATCAGAGTCGGCGTTATTGTACGGTGGCAGATGCATCATATTAAATCCCCAATTGCTGGCCGTGCCGCCAAAAACTGCCGTCTCGTCTGATATGTCAACCGTTGAGTAAGATACGCCCCAGTTAGTCGAGTGATACAATATGCCGGATCGACCAGCGACCCATATGTCATCAGTGTAAATTGAGGCATCCATTGTTCCGAAGCCCGGCCAGGTGTCCGGGCATGTCCAGGTGTCAACCGTACCGAAATAGTCTGTGGTAGCATATGTATTGACATCGCCACTATCAAAAATCAACAACAAAAATTTTCCCGCCTGTCCCGTGTGGGGGCGAAGGAAAACCTGCACGGAGTCCGGATCAGTGTCAACAATGGCGATACTCTTGTTAATCGCACAGACCGGCGAGTCGTTGGTGAGTTGAGTCAGGCGGGCGATATGTAAATAACCATCGCTGTCATGGACTGCCACCAGGCATCCCTCGCCGGGATCGTAGGGATCCATCGCAAAATCTTTGATGGTCAGCGTGCCACCCGTGATCCAGTCGTCCGGGTCAAATTTCTCCACCCAGGTCGGGGTAGCCGCCGACCAGTTGGCGGTTCTCCTCAGCGTACTCAGGTCGGCAGCTACCACCACGCCCGATCCTTCCGGCGTTGTTGTTGGGTTGTAGGTGATAACCCCTTTGGCTGGCTGGGATGGTGCCCGGTCAACATCACCGGTGGGGACATTTTCCAATTTTGCTCTGAAGCCCGAATTGTCAGGCTCTAATGTCCAGGTTTGTGACATGGCCCCTATTTCGTGGTCAAAAGTTATATCAACGGATTGCAAGGCAAACCGGCTAACGGCTTTAGTTTGCTGCGGAGTCAGCGTCGGATCAAACGATATCCCCCGTTTATTAGAGCTGGCGTCCAGGTCAATACTGACATAATGCATCCAGGCTGGATCAGCCACTAAGCCTCCATTGATAATGTCCATCGGAAACGGCAAAATGGGGTTATTGAGGCGTCCATATTGCCGCCCGACTCGCCGGATGAAATCATCCGAACTCTGAGCCAACAATTGATCGTAACGTTCCTCGCGCCCGCCCTGGGAAGGATTATCCCCCGGCGCAACAGCCAAGAGGGGGGTAATCTCTGATCCGTTCGCCAGGATTGCCGATGCCCGTAACCACGCCACCGGTAATTGGTGGCTGCGCCTGATGGCGATTTTTCCCATCCAATCCGATGATTGAAGAGCCACATCAATCGTTACATTCTGGCGATCTTCGACTCGCATTAACACCGGGTCTTCCCGCAAATACATCCGCCCCGCGTGGTCGCAGGTAAATCGAGCGCCGATGCTATCTGCTCCGGGGCGTCCATTTACCGCGTCAAACAAATTACTGACTCCGCCCTCCTGCCCGGAATTAAGCGACACAATCGGGTAATCTCCTGCCCAGTCTGGCTCTTCCAGATCACACAGGTTCAGGATAGTCGAATGCCACATCAGCAAGTAACATAAATGTCTGAATAGCGTATTCTCAAGAATATAAGATGCTAGAAATGAGGTTCCATTTCTCGATGTGTTCTGGCTCATCATGGGCAACTCGCGCAGTTTGCCCAGCGGTCCAACAGCTACAAATTCAGCCTCGCTCAGTGCCTCGTCAAATACAGATCGTTCTTCGGCCAACCATCCCACAAACAACATTTGTTCCCGATCACTGTATCCGGTCAGGCTACCCTCAGCGCTGCCATAACGCTCTGCCGCCCAGATCATGACCAGTGCTCCATCCGGCACGGCGGCGGCGATATCGGCGTCAAGAATATCGAATTCCACCCGCCAGCCGTCCGGTGCACCCCGCAGTGATTTAATTGTTACTGGGGTGGGGGGGAAGCTGTTACTGGTGACCACAACCGGGACATGGCGTGTCCAACTCTTGTCACTCCCGGTTTCGTAGCCAGTGATATGCACCCATCGAAAACCACCCAAAAAGCCGATATCTGCCGATCCATTAGCCGGGCTTCCGCCGAAAAGCGCCCCATCAGCATAATCAAAATCAAAGGCGTCTGGGTCGATGTTATGGCTTGCTCCGGCCCCCCAGGTGTAACTAGTAGGGTAGGCATATGAAAACGGCACCACCGCCAAATTCTGGGGGGTATGGATGCCGCAACCGGGACCGCAGTTTATAATCGGCGGGGGATAATACCCTTCATCGGTGTACTCCATATCGTAATCTTTGAATATTTGCCCGGTGTTGGGGTCAATGTATGGCAGTTTTGACCAGATTCGGTAATCGTCTAGCACCTCGATCCGGTCGGTGCCAGTCATATACAACTCGCCCTCTGACACCCGGTTAATATAAAGCGTGTCTGAGGTGGCGGCTTTTCGGATCCGGCCATATCCCCGTATCGTGCCATCGCTGGCAACAATGCGGAAGGTCATATCAATCCGGACATCGGTATAAGCGCCAATCGTCACATCGTCATAAGTGATGGCGACCAACGGGTAATTAAATGAGGGTAGATCGACCCCGCATTCAAAAACCACATCAGGAATATGCACATAACAGTACACATCAATCGCGTGAGGATGGGTGCGCCAGGTAGTATGATTCAGGCTCATGATGATTCCTCAGCCGGAACAGTTAACCGCCTGATCTGGTATTCCACATCATGCCAGAACCCCTTGCGATAGTTCCCCTCGCGGGTTACATTCGGATAGTCGATAATCCCGTTAAACACCTGCCAGGTATCGGCGTCTTCGTGCGGGTTAGTCTGGATGGTGACCTGATTGCTGGGGGTATCGCGCGATAAGCCAAACTGGGTGTTGAGGGCGGCGAATTGTTCATCGGTCAGGGCAGTATACTCCCAGATCGTTGAGGGGTAGCCGTCATGATATTTTAACCCATTTCCGGCGATACTGAACCGCCCGGCAATGACTCCCTGCGAGCGCGGTTGTACCGTCACATCGGCGAGGGTGGCTTCATTATTGTAACCGTCTACGATCTGGTAGGTCATATTTCCCCCAACTGGCGGATCAGTTCACCAACCGCGATTTTTGCAATTTGTTTTTCGTCCATGCCCGGCTGGGCATAGATCGGGATAGATATACTGCCGATCTGCGGTCCCCCGCCCCCAGACAGTGCCCCGACAAGGGCATTTTGATTTAAACTCCCCCCCATCATACGCCGCACCGCCGCCGCCACATCGGGCCTGATAACTTCCTCGCCCTGATGCAGTTTATACAGCCCGGTGCCATAAACCCGCCCGCCGGTCTGGTATTGCCCGCGATAGTTGTCTCCACCTCTAAAATCTTCCTGCCTATCGCGTTTGGATTGCTCCTGCTGGCGCGTATCGGCGATCATCTCCTGTTGGCGTTCCCACCAACGCCGCAACTCCGCCGCCATTGCCTCCTGGCCTTCCTTCTGGACGTCGAGCATCTGCCCTTCATGCTGGGCCAGGCTGTTGAACTGTTGAACAAATGCCTGTTCACGGGCGTTGCGTTCCTGGGTTTCGTGGTTATTAATCTGTGTCAGGCGTTCCTGGTGGGTGCGCTCTAACTCATTCAACTGCTCGCGGTGATCCTCTTCCATCCGTCGCAGTCGGAGCGCCCGATCTTCTATCCGCAGTCGGTCCTCTTCGGCGTATCGATCCCGCAAATCGGCCAGTTGTTGGGTGGCGGCATCGCGGGCAAGCTGGATCCGTTCTTCGTGCGATTCTTGCTCTTGCTCCAACCGCTGGGCGAGCTGCTCGGCCTGCTGCTGCTGTGATTCATTGTAGGACTCGGCCTCTTTGCGGTTCTGTTCGTTGTATTTCTCAATGGCAGCAATCACGCCCAACGCGTCGAGGCGGGCGGCTGATTTTAGTAGCGATTTGCCGAGTTCGAGTTGTAATTCGCGGCGGCGCTTCTGGTAATCCTTTTGAGCCTGGATTCCGCGCTCGTGGGCGTCTGCCTGGATTTCCGTAATCCGTTCATTATAGGATTGGGTTTCTGCCTCGATTTGTTTATCACGGTTTGTGGCGACACCTGCCAGTTGTTTGGCGCGGTTGTCCGCCCGCCGCCGATCCTCGATGGCGTAATCTTCACCCATGCGCCGGAGTGTTTTCTGATAACTTTCCTCGACGTCTGCGCGTTGTTTCTCAAATTGCTCGGTCGCTGCCAGCCGGTCGGTCTGGGCCTGTTCTTCGATGGTTTTTAGATCGTCCTGGAATTCGCCCCAGGCGGCGACCTGTTCGGCGGCGAATTGGTCGATCTGGTCAGTTGGGCCGGTTGTACCCGCGCCCCCTCCTCCGGCAGTAACCGGCTCCTGGGGATAGAGCGCCTGTGTGATGGCTTCACCCAACCCTTTACCGAATTGCTCAACCTGATCGCGGGTGTTCTGCATTTTCTGGGCGAGTTCTTCCCGCTCTTTGTTGGTCAGCTTCAGCCCTTCAGCCCACTCTTGCAATCCCGCTCCGGCGTCCTGTAGTGCCTGGATATGCAACGCTTCCCCAACTCCGGTAACAAAACCGGCCAGGGCCTCGATAACCCGCCCGAATCCGTCCTTAACCTGTGCGCCCACGACCATCACTATGGCGGCCAATTCTCCCAGCGCTCGCCCGGCGGGTTGTAACATCGATGCGAAAACAACCGCCGTTTGTTTAAGCACTTCGATCACCGATTGCAGGTTAGCATTTGCCAGTTGTTCGTTGCCGGTGGCTTTGCCGTAGGCCCGCGTTGCCAGTAACCCCGCTCCCACACCAGCAGCGACCACCCCTGCCCCAATTCCGAGCTTCCCCAGTTGGGGCGCAATCGATAGGGTTTTGATAACTTCGAGCGTCTTGGCTAGTTTTGCGAACGTCAACAGCGCCGCACTTCCGGCGGTTACCAGGGCAACCACACCGCCCGCCAATTGCAAAAATCCCTGGTGATTTTCTGATAATTCTGTTAGTAGATCCCGAAAACCTTGCAACGCTGGAACTACAAAGTTGTTGAGCAGTGGCTCCATTGCTTTACCCAGAATCTCTGCAATTAGTGATTTGACTTGCTGAAGAGAAACCCCGGCAGTGTCTCCCATCTCTTTGATGGCTTCGGTGGTCATTCCTGCCCGATTTAGTAAAGCATCGAGGGCGCTAGACCAGTCTCCCGTCTCTTCCGCGAGTGCCCGAATTTCGGCGGGGTTAAATTCATAGCGGGCGGCCAGGGATCGCAGATTGCCAGATTGCGCTTCTTTGAGCGCATAGATCGCCCCCTCAATCCCCTGTTCTGGTTTTAGGGCATACAGCCTAAGAGTTAAATTAGTGTAACGATCTAGTTCCTCAGTATTGCCCTTTAGAGCTGGCAGCAATGAGCGGGCGATTGTGACCATTTTCTGGGAGCTGATCCTGTATTCATTAGCTTTTTTGTTCAGGTCAACCATGAGCGCATCGGCTTTCTGAACATCGCCTAACATATGTTTGAACTGAATCCGGGCGGCTTTTGTCTGGTCGGCCCACTTCAAGCCAACCGCGATAAACCCCGCGCCCGCTGCCGTGATCCCGGTCAACAACCCCTGGACTTTCTGGATTTCCATCCGGGCGGTTTGCATGGCGGATTTCGCGCCCTGTCCGGCTTTCGCCATTTCGTTGTTGATGGATTGCACGGATTGACGAACCATCCCGACCGCGTTTTTCAGGTCGGAGGTATCAATCCGCAGGGCACCGGACGCGGTGCCAAGATTAGCACCGCCCGATCCACTATTTATGGGGGGCATATTGAAAACCATTATCGTTTTACCACTGTCCCAAATCCGCCGAACGCCTGTACGAATTCTTCCTTGGTCGGCTTGCCCTGCGGGGCATCAGCCAACAGGTCCTCCAACTTGTACTTAGGCTCGTATTTTGGCCTACCCTTTGTGCCAACGTTCTGCGTTTCCATTAGTTTGTTCTCGATAAACGTCCCTAACCAGATCACCGCCCGGTCAAATTGCAAGGCGGCCCACTGGTCAGACACACCGATCAAACTACTTGGCCTTTGCCCTGACTGGCTTGCTATTGTCCACAGTTTCCACATGGCCTTCTTGTTGCGGACGAAATTTGTCTAAAGACATTGCCTCCGAGATCGCCCGTTCCAGGATAAAAACCTTGTCCATAAAATGGATGTGTTCTGGGGCGATCTCAGTCGCCTTTAGTGGTTTATCGACCACCTTTGGCTCTAGAAAACAGGCCCGGCATAAGGCATTGCCCAGATCAACGTATCCAGCCAGGTCGGTTAGACTATTCAGTCCGAGATCGCCATCCCCTTCACCTAAAAACAGGTTGGCAATGACGCTGGTCAGGGCGTCGGGGAGATCTCCCATCGCTTTGATCAGGATTTCAACATTGGCCGGGCCAAGCCGCGCTATTTTCCCGGAAGGCAGCTCAACGATTTCCCCTTTTTCGTAGGGTTCACGCCAGGCTGCCCCGTTTGTTGGCTGTAGCGTTTGATTCCCGTTATCTGACATATCAGCTCCTTATGCCGGTGGCAGGGCGGCTACAACCGCCGTTTCATGCTCGACCAGTTGGCAAATACCATAGGCTCCATCCGGGATGGCCTTAAGTGTCACTTCTGGAATGCTGTACTGCCCGTATTCCAACTTGAGCGCCACATTGCCCATGATTTTGCATTTGGGAATGAAAATATGAAGATCACCATCGCCCTGGGTAGCATCTGCGATGCCCACGATCCCGATATAGGGGTAATTGTCGGCGTCCATTGTCAGGGTACTTTTCTCGTTGGGTGTCGTGCCACTTTCAACCGAGGCTTCTCCGGTCAGCACTTCCCAGACATCCAGGTCAATCGCTCCAAACCGGAAAGTAACCTCGCCACTGCGCCGTTTGGCGTGGGTGTCGGTAATCTGGTCGTCGCCTTCAAGTTCGGCGTTGATCGTCTCGATATTGGTTGATAACATCTGCGCGCTGGGCACGTCAACGGCGGTGCCATAGCTGCCAGTGCTTGACCAGGCGGCGATCTTGACATCTTTTAAGCCAAACTGCGGCGCTCCATAACTGTCAAAAATACTCATGATTATTTTCTCCTATACTGTCAGCACCGCATTAGCTTGATAGTCGGTGCGACCTACATTAAACCCCATCCTCTCATCAAAGAAGACGGGTATACCGCCAGCCCATAAAAACTTGATGCTGGCGACCTTTTGACCGTGTAACAGGGCAAACGCCCTGGTAGTTGCCGCGTGGATGGTGTCGTACCCCAGCGCTTCATAGAACCAGAGTTCAACGCCTTGGCGGTAGCTCATGGCCTGCCCGCCCTCGTCCATGATCTGATTGTCCGGGGTTTCAGCCCGCGCCTTGACTACGCATGACGGCTTTACCAGCCCATTACTATCAAAAGCGGCGGGGATACCGTCCCGGCTAAACCCTAACAAACCGGTATCTTCATAGGCGTATATCCCCCCCGTCATCAGCCCGTTAAAGGTGCCATCGGCGGCTAAGACTGCTTTTACGTTATCTTCAAGGCTCATCGCATCACCGCCAACACATCCTGCCAGATGATCGGCCCCCAGTGGTCGAGTGCCGGGTTAACGACTGCGTAGCGCCCACTGTTGCGCAATTCCAGGAATATCCCGTAAAAAACGCCGTGAGCGAAAAACAGGGCGATCTCATCCTGTGACCCTTCGACCTGGGTATTTAACCCCTGCCGGGCATTGCCGGTTCTATCCGTCCAGGGTGCGTTGCTCCGCATCCAGTTCTGGATCTCCGGCGCTCTTTTCTGGCAAGCCGCATAGATCGCATTCCACACGGCTCGAATATACGCCTCGGTGCCGGCAAGCCAGACGGTCGGCGGTTGTTCCCAGCGGAAGGTCATTGTCATCGTACCACCTCCGCAAAAGCCAACAGCCGGTCGGTAAAGTCGGGGTAGACCATCGTCACCCGGTATAGAGCCGTGCCCAGGTAGAACTGATCCCCGCGCTGCAAATCAGTATCGGTGATGGTCGGGTGTCCCTTGTAGCCGATGATCTGGGTGGTCATTGACCCCACGCTTCCGGTATCGTTGCGCATTTCGTAACGGTTGCCGCTGCGTTTGCTCAGATCAACCCGCACCGTTTGGGCGTCTTGTGCTACGCCAGCACGGATCACCGTAATCACGGATGGTTTATCCGCGATAATCCGGGCGGTATCGTGTGCCCGTTCTTCCTGCCCTCGCCAGTTTGCGAGGGGTTGAGTATCGCCTAACCAGGCGTCAACATCAGGCACTCGGCTCATCCTTGTCACGCGGTGGCACTGACCGCATCGCGACGATCTGAACCTGTTGGCTGCCGGACTTACCCTCGTAGTAGGCCAGCAGCTTGACCAGATGATCGAAGATTTGAGATTTTTTGGTCGTGTCCTCCCCGGCGGTGTAGTCGTTAAACTTGGCCGCATTGACCACCATCTGGCGTAATGCCAATACAACGGTCTGGGTGTAGTCCGAATCAGCCCGCGTATAGAGGCGGTTTAGTTCAGCATCAGTAAAGGTGCTGGTCGGGACATCCCCCAGATCCGCCCGCAGGTCGGCGAGTTGGTCACTGGTTAACGTTGCCATTATTCGATATATCCTAACGCTCGTAACCGGTCGTCAATTTCCTTTTCCTCATCAGGCGTCAACCCGGTTAGACTGTCAACTTCCCTTAAGGGCGGTTGGTCGTGTGCCACCTCAAAGTATGTCAGTATCCAGGGGGCTACCCGGTCGGTTCGTAATGGTAGCGGCCTCACAAGATCATCCTCTTTACCTAAAAAGGCGATCATCCCGTCCGGATGATGGGCGGGTATCTTCAAACCGCTCTCATGCCGGTAACCTCGCCCCGGCAGGCCGTGATCACTCAGCACCAACACATCACAATCACGCTGCTGTAGTTCCTCGACCGTCTCAAGGAGCCACATATCAACCATTGTGTAGGCGTCGAGCGCCCCGTCAATGTTGCCCAGTCCTGCCTTGTGGCTCATATGGTGGGCCTTGTCGGGCGTGATGTTCACAAACGCCACAAAGTCCGCGCCACTATCGAGACATTTAAGCAGGTGATCCCGTTGGGCGTTCATCGCCTGCCTCATTTCATCGCGGGTTAAGGTCAGGGCGAAGCGGATATCTTGCTTAAAGTCGGTGCGATAGGTGATCGGGGGTAGGGTGGCATAGATGCTATAGGCTCTCGCATCAAACCCCGCCCCTGCTAACCGTTCCCAAACCATTGTGGCCTGGATATCCGCGCGGGTAACCCGTCGCCCGCGTGTGCCATCGGGAAGGACTACATTAAAGTCGTAAATCCCGTGATTTAGTTCGCCGGAGCAAATCGTAGACCATGACGGGGCGCTGTGGATCGGCACACTGACACAGGTCAGGACTTCAGCCTGCCAGCCACCCCGCCCACACCGGATACTGTCCAGGTAGGGGGCACACTCTGGGTGTTGGATAATGACGCGCCAGGATAGCCCGTCAAGCCCGATCATCGCTAACCGTTTCATGTTTCACGCTCCAAAAGTTCTTTGAATTCCTGCGCCGCATGAATCCATGTTTGATTTTTTCGTAGCCACTGCGCCGCTTCTAGTCCGAACTCGCGGGATTCCTCTCGATTTTCGTAACACCAGCGCATTCTTCCTGCAAGGTGCTCGGTGTCCGGTTCTGCCCATTGTCCGCCGCCGGGCATTCGGCTCTCGACCAGTTTGTAATCCACTGGATAGGCATAATGCTCAATACCAACTGTCAATCCACCCCAATTGGTGGTTATCGTTGGTATTCCCATCGCGGCGGCTTGGCGCGGCGGCAATCCCCAACCCTCGCCACGAGACGGAAAAACGAAACAATCGGCTACTGCGTATACATCAGCCATGTCTGACACATCTTCACGCCAGACTGACACCCGGCCATCTGAACCTGCCAGGTCAAGCATTGGTCGCTCAATTCCGTTCCCATCCGGGAGCATAAGTCCGTTTCTGCGCACTTTGATCACAAGTCGAACATCGTTCTGTCCGCCGAATGCCTTATAAAATGCGGCGTAGGCTTTGTCGTGTGCCTTTCGACTTCCTCGATCTCCCAGCGCAACAAAGGTATATGGTTTTTCTGGATCGTATTGTCCGGTCAAGATGGGCCATGCATCTGACCAGATGCCCTCCGGGATAACGTGAATCGGCACATCTACTCCATTCTCTTTGAACACCTTTATCAGCCAGTTACTCGGAACAATCAAGCGTTCGCAATACCGGTTGATCGCATTGGCCCAACCTTGCGGAATGCAGGTACTCTCGTACATCGTGAAGCACCACTGGCGACAGGGCAGGCCGCGCAGGTGTCGAGGTGGCATCAAAGAGATTGTCAAACGATCCAAAGGGAGACCGGCCATCCGGCGCATCCAGCCTGGCCAGTCCATGATCTCAGTGGGCAAGGGGGTCACATCGACTCCCCCCACCTGTTGTAAAGCACGGAGCATGTTTAGACTGTGATGGCCATACCCGTCAAACGGATTACTATTGCAAGCCATCCAATTGATCTGAGTCACCGGTCTTCCCTCATTTCTTCCATGTCCGATCTAGCTGAACGATGGGTTGGTATATTCAGACGCACCAGACGCCATGTAGGTGCAATGACCGTTTGTTCGGTCGTTAACACCCACGCCGTGCGTTGCCTCGAACTTGATAAAATCAAGTTCTGGGTTGATGTCACTGGTCACCTGTGGGCGAACTCGCATTCCGAACCCATAGTTCGGGTGGGTTCGGACGGCCAGGCCGTTATTGGGGTTGTTCACCCCATACGACTTGGTTACAAACAGGTAGCCAGTTGGAATACGCTCGTGATAGCGCATCTCAACAACGCCCCGGTTAGTCTTGAAGTAGCCGAATAATTCACCCGGCATTCCCTCGACTTCACCTGTTGTTACGCGAACCGGAGCGCTTGAGCTACCGGCTACAACCTGGAATCCGGTGGGATTCAGTTCGACGAATCCGTTATCGGTTTTCCCTGCCCAGGTGTCCACATCGGTGTCAGATACCAGAGCAACCAACCGTCCGGTATGCCCGTGATGCCGCAGTTCCTTAACGGCGTTCTTGATGGCGTTCACACACTGCGCGGTCACTGTCCCATTGTAGTACTTGAAGTGTGAGTGACTTGCAGAGAAAATGTACCCTCTGTATTGAGGCGGGATGTAGTTCACATTCATGCCGGTGCCAATGGCCCAGGGTACATCATAACCAGATGAAGAAATGGCATTTTCCGAATTGGTCAACGCCCTGGTCAGGATGTCGTAGTCTACCCGGTCTTCCCAGTCCTGGGCGATCTTTGCGACGTCACGGAGTGCTTGATCTCGACGGCAATCACGTAACCACATCGGCGTCCACTCGGTCGCATCCGCATAATCACGAATGGGGAGCATCTGCCCGATCTCCTGCGCTCGTTTACCGTCGGGGCGCTTGAATTCTGACACTTCTTTAGTCATCGACCGGCTGGTCTCGCCCTGAGTCCCAATAGAGTAAAGGGTCTGGGTGGTTGCCAGCAGGCCGCCATAACGATTGATCAATCGCTGGTTAACCTCGCCAATCACGGCGGCGGCCTCAGCGACGATCTGTTCTCCTGAAACTCCGTCACGAAGCTGGAAATTCAGGACTTCGGTTGTATCTATCCCGGTGGGCAGCGCAATGTCAATGGCTGCGCGGGGGCCTACTAAAGTCATTTTTATTCCTCCCTATTCAGCCTAAGCGCTATCTGGATCATCGCCCGACGGGTTAAAGAAGAACACCGTCGAACTCTCCGGGCTACCAATGGGTCGTTGATAACCGCTGGTTGGTGCGGTGTCGTCCATCTTGCCATCGGTCTTGGCAACCCAATAGGTCTTGGTTTCGTCCAAATCAGTGAAACCGGTCACAGGACCGAACATCACACAGGTAACTCGTTCGCCAGAAGCAATCGAGCCATCACGCTGCTTGCGCGATCCAGCGACGACGATTCCCAGGGTGCCGGTTGCCCCGGCTTTGGTGGTGGCGTTTGCGGCCACAGCATCACCTGATCCATCCACCTGGATCACATCTCCAACATCGAGGGCTTCCCCGGCGTCAAAGGCGCGGGTACGGCAACCATCGAGTGGGCGAACTTTTGTAGCAGTTACAGTTGCAACTGTCATGATTTACTATCTCCTTTGAGCAGGCGCTATGCGCCTGCTTCCTGGGCCAACTCTCCGGCATTGTCGGCAATCCGGTCTTTCCAGTCTTTCTTGCCATCCCTGCCGCTCAACTCTCCGACAATGGCGGCTCCGCCCTGCAATTTCATGCTCATAGCCTGGGCCAGCCCCTTGTACTCTTCACCCTCGGTGTACTCTTTTAACACTTCCTTCGCCTTGTCCGCCTCGGCCTCTCCCGCCAGTTCAGCCAACACCGCCCGGCGAACGACCGGACGCAAGTCGGCAATCTTGACGGTTTCGGCGATCAGATTATCGAGGGTTGCTTCAAACGCCGCGCGTTGAGTCTCTGCAACCTGCTTTTCCATTTCAGCCACCTTATCACCGGCGGCCTTGAGTTGGTTTTCCAGTTCGGCTACGCGGTCGGCCTCGCCCTTGTCCGCCTGCCATCCCTGGATCACCTGTTGGCGGAGCGCTTCCGGCAGATCGTCCACCTTCAGCTCCGCAATCAGTTGTGCTTTATCCATTGTTTCATCCTCCGAATTGTTATCGGTTGTCATTTGGGCGGTCACAGCAAATTGCCCCGAAATCTTGAGGGCCGCCCGATCTGCTGGCGCTAGGTCCAGCGATTCGAGTGTAAAATTTGCCGCTCGCCACGATCCGCCGGGTAACGTCTCACGTCCCCCATGCGGGCCATAAATTGAGGTTGCCAGTTGCCCGCCCCTTGCCTTCAGGCGGCGAATAAACGTTCGCGCCTTACCGGGGGGAACATATGCTTTACCCCAGGTGGTATCACCGACTCTTAATGAGGCTACCCAATCCACGTCCTCGACGGGGAAGGCAGAACTCCGATCCTCTGGTTTGATGTGTCCCATATTGCCACCCTTGCCAACCATCTGTGCTTCGATAGCGTTGACAAGTTTCTCATCATAGACCAGCCCGTTTTCACTCACGCGGCCAATCTGGGCAACCGGTAGGGTTACAAAAAAGGGATCGTCGTCTCCCTCAGTCAGGGCGGCGATATCGATTTTCGGATCGGTTGGGATTTCCGGGTAGGTCCCCTGGAATTCACCGATCATGTATTCCCGCAATGTATCCATTGCTTATACTCCCTTGCTCAAAAACAGCACGCCATTACCGCGCCGGTAGGGGCTGCCATACTTGATTGAAAAATCAGGCTCGCACTGTACCCACCGCGTGGGGGCGACCTTTTGCATACAGGCCATTTCCAGGCCGTGATCATCACTTTGTAAGTAGTTATCCATGCTTTCGTGGTAGCCTATCGGAACGGTGATCAGCAGTTGCCCGTCGGGGGCTACCGCCATCAAAAGAATTCCCAGCGCCGCCAGAAATTTAAACGGGGCTGCATTTTCCCCGTATTTGCCGTTCGTGTGCCCGACGTGCTCTAACGTCGAGATACTGATCACAAGCGGATATTTCCGGGCTGGTTCCCAGTCTACGATGTCAGTCTTAAAAGTTGGCCCCTCGCGCTTGTCGATCACATCATGCTCAAACGGGTAGTAGTAATTCAGCACGTTACCGAATTCCAGCACGTCCGCCGGGGCATACTGCTTAACTACCTCCCAGATAACCGGCACTTCCACCGCCCGCTCGTTATGTAACGTCTTGTTGTGCGGATGGTCGAAATAATCGTATTGCTTGCCCTGGAAAACAAACTTAGCCATCCAATACCGCCTTGAGTGCTTTCTCGTGGTCGGATTGCCAGCGTTTAATGTTGTAGGTGCTGACCAGTTCCCGGATCGCTTCTGCCTCTATCTCATCGTCGAGAGCAATCCACAGCGCTCGACACATATCCCTAAAATCACCGGCCTGATAGTGCCGGACTCCGGGTTGCTCATCGAAATCATCCAGCAGGCCCACGCCATCGGGCAATACGACCTTCACCCCGCAGGACATCGCCTCAAGCGGGGGTAGGGGGATCCCTTCAGTCAATGAGGTGCAGAGAAACACCTGTAGTCCCTGGTAAAACTCCGGCATTTCAGCATAAGTGTACGACCGGCACGGGATCGGCCAGCCTTTACCCGCTACTCGCAACCGGATCGACCGGCTCATATCGGATTGTGATAATTTGAGCGCTAAATCCGGGCCTTTTCGCCCCTTTTCAGACATGAAACCGACTAACCCAACGTTCCTCCGCACCGCTCGCCCTCGATCCCGGATGGTAAAGTGTTCCCCGTCCACCGGCGGGCGGACTAACCGCGTGGTGCCGTATTTGCGCAATTTGTAGAGATACTGGCGAGCCGACGTGGTGCGTAAGTCTACCCGGCCTGCCATGTTTGCATAACTGTGGCGCTTGGCGGTTGTTGTCGGGTAGTGGCTGAACCAAGCCCCTACCAGGGTATGATCCCAACCCTCAACGCCTGCACCGTGTAGGTAGACCATCAGATAGTTGAAGTCTGCCACCGAATCAAGTGCCTCTCCCAGCGTCCAATCATCCCGCCCCTGCACCAACTGGCGGGCCAGCCGGGGGATAATCCGGTCGCTATTATGTGCGCCTTTAGCTACGACGTGTACTCTCATTTTCTTCCTTCACAAACTCATATCCACGCTCGCGGGCCATGTAACCCGCCATGTGCTCGGCCCACTCTCTGAGCCGGTTAAATCCCAGAACCTCGCGCGGCCCCTGGATATCGCCAGGATCGCAATCCTTAACGGTGACCGTTTTGTTTTGATGGTTGGCTATGATTGCATACAAGGTATGCTTCTCCATTTAATAATGCTCTAACACGACTGCGCGATGCCTCGAAGCTAAACCCTTCAACTTTATTCATCGCGGCGCCGCGTATTGCCATATAATCTCTTTCGATGCGCCCTACTTGGCCCAAAATCACGCCGATGTCGAACGGTGGTGCACAAAGAGCGCCAGAATAGTTGACCCATGTACTGGTAATTAATGGCGTCCCGATAGCTGCATGGGCCTGTCCATGCCGGTGTTGGGCGTGAGCCGCGTACATATCGATCCCGAACTTCGCCCGTGCTATCAGGTGAACAAATTCAGAAAACGGTACTTTGGTTCGGAAGTCGGCCTCAAGTCCTGCCAATTTTGCCAGTTCCAGGGTGTTCCCCATCGGCTTACAATAAATCACTCTTAATCCTAGCTCACGCTGCACCGCTGCCACTGCTGCCACATTTTGAGCGGTCAGGTTCGGTTCGGCACGGTGATCAACGGTCAGAATAAAATCCTCTTTAGGCGTATTTCTCAGGGGCTTCAATGCTTCAACATCTATCGGTGATGGCATCAAGGTAGCTGGTTTGTTCAACAAGTGTCCGTATACCTGACAATCGGCATTAGTCCGCCCGCCGATGATGTCGGCCTTCTGCATCTCCTCCAACATGGTCAGGTTGCCATCCCGGAGCGCCCGCTCTAAATGCGGATCAGGCATGGCGACGATCACCGCGTCCGAGTTTAATGTTCGTATGTGCGAGATATGTTGCGACTGGGGGAACAAGTTCACCAGGAACAACTTATAATCCCGCACTTCCGGCGGGGGCTTCTGTTCCCATTTCACCCGGTCACACTGAAGCGCATTAGACCAGGCTCCTACCCCGATAATCCGTTCAGTTACCCGGATATCAGGAGCGCCCTTGTTCACAAATGCGACTTCTTTAAATTCGTTCACGCAAATACTCCCTGCGGCTCACTGAGCAGCATATTAACAAATTGCCCCACCAACAGCGGACCGACAAAATCCATAATCCGTATTCCAGGACGGCGCAAGTCCTCATTGACTGCTGCCGGGTTGCTCACCATAATGAATCGGTAATAGCATAAACAATGCGGGTGCGCTGGTAACGCCGGGGCGGCATCTTTAGGGTAGGGGCCTCCCTCGGCGTACTCATCACAAATATCATATTTAGGGTGCGATGCTGACAGTACGCACTCTACCCCTTCAACAAACGGATTCAGGTTGGCCGCCATAATATCCGCCTGTCCGTGTGCCCTGGCGATCTCCGTCCGGCTCAACCGCATCGCGTCATAACTCAGATTGCGACCGTAGGGGCGGCGGGTACGCACGCCCTGCCGGGTAGGATTCAGAAACCGTTCAACCTCATTGGCAATCTGTACCGCGCTTTTGCCCTGGCTGATCCCCTCAGTGACGATCCGGTCGATCTGTGCCCGCGTGTGGGTGGATGTCCGCCAAATGCGGTCACTCAACCGGTACCCGTTCGGATCAACCCATAGGTGCGGCGGGTCATAGGCCGCAAATGGGCGCGGTCGCCAGTCTGTTTGCTCCGATGTCACACGAGCGGCGGCAAACGGATTTTGAGTGGCCCGCCGGAACCGAAAGGCTAATTCGGGTGTCAGTCTGCGCTCCATAATCGACTGGTGACGCTCAACTCCGATCCGGGCCGCTGCCTGGATGTGCCCCCACAGTACCCGCGTGTAGGATGAGGTTGGGAGCACCATACCGTATGTGGTTGTAAACGGTTCACGCCCTGATCCTAAGAACAGCATATCAGTGGCCTGGCGAATAGTGTTATTGACGGCTTGCAACCGCTCCACCGGCACGATATCACCGACCGTCTCGGCACTGATTGCCCCGCGTATCTGCTGGGCGAGGGTGCCTAATAGGATGGTCATATCCTGCTCGTTCTGGCGCAACACGCCTAAAAAACGTTGGCGGTAGGTCTGGGCCATTATGCTGGCGCTCCTACTGGCTGTTGATTACCGTTTTGCCCGTTGGCGGCCTGGGCTTCACCCTGGAGCATGGACGGGAACGGGTCAAACTGCTGTGCTCGTTCGTCGGCTTCCTTGCGGGCGGCTTCAGCTTCACGCTCCGGATTGCTGACTAAATCGAGTAGCCTTAAGGTCGTCTCATCGGTGAGCAAACTCTGACTATCCGCGTACTTGACCTTCTCAAGTTTAAGCTGCTCATCTTCGGCCATCAATTCGGGCCACTCTAACTCGATAGGCCCTACGACCACCTGCCCATCAATCAGGCTGCGCATCTCAAGCCATAGACTGAGCAGTTCCAACAACCCGCCCCTGGCATCAGTCGCCAGCAGCTCATCAGCAGGCGATCCGGCAAACTTTTGCCGCCGGAATTCCACGAACCGGGTGAAGGGGGGCATTTGAGCCTCAGCGCTGGCCTTACTGCTGGCAATGGCACCACCCCAGACAAACTCAGGGATCCGCATGGTGTCCAGCAGCAGCAGAAAAAATACCTTAATCACGTTCCGAGCGTCACCGGTAAACCCGCCCGCCGGGGACTTGAAACCGAACGATCCGCCCTTGCCAACAAAGACTGCTGGTATTTGGTCAAACCGGATCGTCTTTTGAGTTTGTTCGTTGCCTTCCCGGTCGGTATAGGTTGGATCTTCTGCCGTCGCGTTGGCCTCGATGGTTTTTTGGATGTCCTCCAGTCCATCAAACGTTGGGATCGGGTTACCCATCAATTCAACACCATCGGCGGCTTTGTTCAGCAGGTCATCATACCGGCTAAACAGGCTCAGACACCGTTCGTAAATCGGGCGGCCAAACCGCTCATTTGGGCCTCTATCGTTGGCAAAGTGCACAACCGGGATACGCCCGATCAGGTTGGCGAATTCCAGTACCACATCCGGGCGGCTGTCGGTGTATTTGATGGTGACCGTTCGCCCGTCTGCCCGGTACTCATCTTTGATGGTTGCTTTGTCGAGTTTGCTTTCAACCGTAAACTTGACCATTTCACGCGGGTCAAGCTCGCTGAACTCAATATCGACCGTTTCCGGGCTGGGGATGCTCAGGGTGCCATCCGGGTTAACAATCACGAACTGATCCCCCAGCGCCAGCAGGTCGATATATAAATCGGCCAACGTCGCGGTAAACCGCCGGAACCACCGCGTTAACAGGTCGTTGGTGTATGCGACCGGCGATCCTTCCGGCTCATCTTCTCCGGTGGCGGTCAGCTTGGCAGTAGGCGCTTCCCCGATGACGTAGGAGGCGACGATCTCCGTTATCGGCTGGGCAAACAACCCACCTAGCTTGTACCCTTTGGACTTCCCGCGCCGGAGCTTGTCCCAGAATGCGTAATCAGTGCGGGTATCGTCCACCGTTCGGATATTAAACAGGCTCTTCCACGAGCCGGTGACCATCAGTGCCACCCGCCCGATCAGCTCACGAACCACGCCGGGCGCGGGTTTATTGCGGCGAATACGCTCAATAACCATTAACGCCTCCCCCGGCTGGCGTATAAACCGGATACCTGGACGGTTGCAACAGACGGCTGGGCGGCCACCAATTTGTTGAATGCGCCACTACTGGCGTCAACCTGATCGGCATACGTCCCAAACGGGAACGCTGCCAACTCTGATTTATAAACTTGATTCCAGTCGCCTTGTATCAATTTCACGTTTCCTGCTTCGGCCTGGGCTGCATAGGGTTCGGCGCGGGCTTCTTTGCTACCTGTTACCCGTTCCGCCCTGATGGTAAACCCCGCCAGATTTCGGATCGTTGCCTCGGCGCTTTCCTTGCCGCCGCTGCCTGGTTCCTGCTCAACCCACACGGTGTTATTTCCGTATAGATTGCGATCTTCGATTGCCGTCTGTTTAATCACCTGCTCACGCTGTAGGGATGACCACTGACCACGCACCACGTCCACCACGTAAAAGACGTTATCCCTCGATTTTGCCATCAATACCCCGACTGTGTATGCGCCGTCGTCTGCAGTCCCTGCCTTGTCCCAGTACCGACAATACTGTGTGTCCTTTCGCGGGAATTCCCGGACGGCTTCAAACCAGTGAGATTTAAACATGCCCCCCTCGGCGGGTAGGGGGCGCTGCTGGAATAACGCATAGTAACTATTTCTAAGCACTCGCTTTCGATTGCCGAGCGCTTCAAGATCGTACCGGTCAGGACATAACGCCTCCCCAACCTTGCGCCCCAGCGGGTCTTTTTCTTCTGCTTCGGCGGGTAAACTGATCACCGTCCACTCGTGGGCATCTTCACTCGCCAGGATTCGCCCGGCGAGGTCGTCCTCATGCCACCGGGTCATAATCAAGATCATGGCGGCGTCTGGTTCTAACCGGGTGTACAGGTCATCGGTATACCACTCCCAGACTGTCTCGCGGTACGTTTCGCTATTGGCCTCTTTGCGATTCTTCACCGGGTCGTCGATGATAATCAAGTCGCCACCCTGACCAGTGATACCAGCGCCCACGCCGACGGCACGAACGCCGCCGCCCTGGTTCGTCTCCCAGCTATCCATCCGCTCGGAAGTCAGGGTAAGACGCTGTGAGGCGATTCGCCTGGCCTTTCGGCTGAATGTGTTAGCGAGTGTCTGACTATATGCCCCGATGATTACTTTTAACTCTGGATCTCTCTCTAGCCGCCAAACTGCATACCGGACGGTGGTCATTTCAGATTTGCCATGTCGGGGTGGCATAAAGATCATCAGTCGGGATATGTCACCACAGGTGATTTTGTTAAGGTACTTGCGGACATAGCCTAGATGCGGCCATGACCAATTCCAGGTCGGGCTGACTTCTGGTAACCAATAGGTAAAGTCTCGCCGCGCCCGCTCCTGCTTAATCGCTTCTAAGGCGCTGGGCGATTTGCTCCAGCGCGTCAAGTTCGCTATCTGTAAGTTTTGTAAGGTCGGGTTGGTGACTATGCTCAATCGGGCCTCCATCCTTGCCCGTGTGTTCAACCTTGACCGGCTGATACAATGCCAATAATTTGCTGATCTCTTTAACGATATCCAGGGCCAGGCGCAAGTCCATCACTTTTAGTGCGCTATTGTATAGTCCATTCAATCTGGCTATTGCTTTGCCGAATTCTGCACTCCGGTTCGATTCGGCTTGTTCGGCGATCCGTTCGTTGGCCCGTTTGATATAGTTGTAAACTGAGCGACTACTTATCCCCCACTTTTCAGCAGCATTTTGAATAATTTTGTGGGCAGGTTCGTTTGCCAGAATCCAGTCGTAAACCTGATTGATTCGGGCCTCGGTTTCCTGTTTAGTCGCCTTTTTCGCCATCAATAATCACTTCAAAGAAACTATCTCGTACCCACTCGTAAACATCCGGGCTGGTCGTTAATACCCAGTTTTCCGCGCGGGGGGTGCTGCTCAGATTGGCACTCCCCTGGATTACGCAGGTTCTCCCGTCTTCAGTCGCCAGCGCCAGCATTTTGGTATGGTTTTTGAAGGCGATAAAGGTCTGTCCTCGCAACTTCATACCCGCAACTAACGCATTGGCCACGAACGACTCCCGCTGCAAAAAATACGGGTCCGTCAATACCACAATACGATCCGCCCGCCGTTCGTCATAGGTATCCAGAATGTTCTGAGCGTGATCCCGGTTCATAGTCCATGTACTGATGTATAAATCGGTAACATGTCCACCGAGTAAATCGATCAGTACCGGGATAAAGTGTCCAAACTCGAAACGGGTTTCGATTACCCGGCGTCCATAGGTGCCGCCACTGCCATTTCCGATGATCCACAGGTCATGATCCGGCGGGGGTAACTCCTGGATAAAGTCGCTTAAGGCTTCCCGCTGCATCATGGTTACCATGATGCGCTTGGCCGCTTTCTTAACCTGCTTGAGTGATTTCTTGAGCGTCTTCTGAGTGATGATATCACTCTCGCCGTCACTGTCCGGCAAATCAGGCAGATCGGGTAATGGCATATCGGCTAATGAGTCGTAATCCATAGAGCCTCAAAAACACGGCACCACCGCGCCGCCTGGTTGGGTGCAGGTCACTCTACTGGGCGAGTCGGCTACCACTACCCGGCGGTGCTCATAGTCTGTGCCAGGGCAACCAATCAGCGTGAGCCGCTGGTCGCCAGTATCCCAGACCACCGACATATCGTCATCGTCTACAATCCCGGTCTGAAACACGCGATAACCTACGGTCGTGCCGTCTGGTCGCATGACATAGATGAAATCGCCGTAGGATAGCCGGTGCAGCTCGTAAAACGGACCAGATTGTCCGCCCGGCGGAATAGTGTAATGCCCGGCCAGTACGATGTTGCCGGATCCTGCCAGGGGATAGCCTACCGGGTCAAGCCAACCGACCTGATCGCCGATAACGGCCAGATCCCAACTGGTGCCCCCGCCAGGGAGCTGCCACAGGTCGGATACCGCGATAATGTTAACGTCCAGTTGGAGCGCGGGAATATACAGCCGCGTGTAGGGTAGTAATGCTATCATCAATCCAAACAGGTTGTATATGGCGCTCACTCCTCGACCTCGCTCACTCGCCCCTGTCGTCGTGGTTAGCTCATCAGCTTGCGTCCATTTCGGATATCCACCGGGAGTCGAGAATATAAAAGGTCTGCCTACAGTATGGCAGACCTAAAGAACAAGGTATGCAAACTTATGCAATACCCCTGGGGAGTATATGAATCTGGTTAGATTAGGCTACTTGCACGAGGGCGATCCGTTCCTGGGGGATAAAATATCCGGCCCGCTCTCCTGCCCGGCCAATTCGTTCAATATGCAATAGGTGAGATAGTTCATACTGGACAGTACGAACCGACCACCCAACAGCAGCAGCGATCTCACTGGTGCGGGCGTAACCGCGCTGGGTATCCCGACTCACCTGTTCAATCGCGGCCATAATATCAACCTGGCGCGGGGTCAATTGGATTTCTTCTTTAGCAATAGACAGTTTAGTTCCACAGACTGGACAACGCATAGTTACTCCTCCCGCTTATCCCCGCCTAGAGACGGCTCATTGCCTGACAAATCAGGACGAAAGGCGCGTTCTAAGCCATTGGCAACGCCATGTAATTTGTCAATGATCTCCTGAACAGTAGACACATAAAAGATAGTTATTACCGCTTCGTTTCCGAGACGGGGCTGCTGCGGATCCTTAAGTTTTAACTCGAATATACACTTTTCAGGCAAATACTTCTCCAATGAATACGGGCTGTTGCCGGTAAGTTGATTGTTTTCATCACTCATTCAGATTCTCCATATCCTCCCTCTCGCGGGCGGCCTGTTCCAAAATTTTGTTTATATTTTGATAGTAGTCATCTCTGAGACTCTGCAACCGCTCCTGAAGTTCCATTTCGTGAAGCGCCAACCTTAGACTGACCTCGCCAACTCCTTTGCACAAATCGCATTCGCGGCTATCCATAGATAAATGACTATCAAAAATAGATCCATACCCCTCGCACTTGGGGCAGGTCACCAAGCGTCTGGTATCATCACGGTTCATCATGCTCACCTTTCCCCGCCGTCTGCGGGCGGGCGGTCAATACCCTTTATCACGATACACGAGCCGGTTGCCTTCCACTTGCCACCGCGAAAGGCATCGCCCCTATCGACAATTTGAAGTGTCTCCATAGCAGCCTCCCGTGTTGCAAACGGGCCAGCAAGACGCCGATATCCGTTACCGGTGGTGAAGGGATCGGGATCGCGGACAATGAACCAGCCCGCGCCGTGTCCTCTTGTTGTTTCCAGTCGTGATAATTCTTGCTTGTGCCACTGTTCCAACATGCTCATTTTTCTCTCACCTTTCCCCGCCGCCGGGCGGGTCTTGGCTACCAAGCCCAGGCTCCATGCCAGACAAGTTTTCCTCAAAGCTACGAAGATACTCAAGTATCTCATTGTAATCATACAAAATGGACGGTGATAATATGAAATACTTGCAAGTTCCCTGCGGAGGGTGCAGTATTCCCATACCACTCTCACAGGCGGTTTGAATATCTGCAATAATGTCGGGCACGTTACACTCAAACCAAATCGGCTCATGTTCTGGTTGAACACTTCCGAACGTCTTTATTTTAAATCCACGCTTCGGTTGTGGTATGTTGGTCATCATTTTTCTCTTACCTTTCTCTACTAAGTAACGATATGGGATATCGGGAGTTACTCGCCGTCAATCCTTGTAACTATCTAAATCGATAAGTTGTTCCATGCTATCCCAATACTCAGCATCGCGATCACCGGCGCGGTTAATCAGCAGAACCACTGCCGCCATTATCACAAAAATAACAATTGCTGTTTCCATTTTTTTTCACTCCACAAAACAAGTGCAACTTGCAGGGACGAACATATCAACTTGCCCGCCATTTTCTAATCGGTGGCGAAACTCTCTTAATGTAAGAGTTTTAAAGTTTTCGCGCCCGCCGTTTTTCCAGTCTCTCAGGATCGATACATCACCGTGATCCTCTCTGAACTGCTGTTCTTTCGCTTCCCAATCAGCAAACCGGGCGGGTAACTTACGATAAACCATTGCCCATTGTGCCTGACCTGCTTTCACGCAGGTTCCACCACAGTTGTTGTGTTCAAAACCCAACAAGTATAGGTGAGGTGGCTCTATACCCAAACTGCGGATAGAGGCCATATACTGATCGCCCCACTGATAGGGCGGTTCAGCTAACAAAAATTCGGTGCGATAGCCAATACGCTCGTAATTCTTGCGCACCCGCTTAATCCGGTGTTCCTCCTGCCAATCTAACCCCAGGTGGACAATGGTATCATCTGGTGAGTAGTTTTCTTTGAGGTAGCTCATAAGAAGATCGCGCTTCAGGATTCGGGAGCATGGATCAATTCGCGAATTGCCCATCATGCCCTCAGTCTCGAATACTCCCCAGACGGTGCGGCCTTCAGCTAGCCTGAAAATATTAATGTCTAATGCCCGCTCGACGTCATTCAGGAAGCGATAGAGATCGGGGTCTTCGGTTTTGGTGTCGGCAAAAATAGCAATCGTGTTTGATTTGCCGTAGCGGTCAATGACTCGCCTGAGTAATTCAAACGATGCTTTTCCGCCTGATACGAATACAATGTGGTCCATCATTCCACGCTTTCCCCGCCGTCAGCGGGCGGGCGGTCAAATATCTCGAATCCCTTTTCTCTCCCGGTTAAATAGTCTACCGCTTGTTTCCAGGGGCAGTTGTCTGCGTGTGGGAATTTATCATAGTCTCTCATTGCCAGTCGTGCGGTTTCGCGATCTGCCGGATCAGCGTCCGACAAAAACACTCCGCATAATAGGCACTCAATAGTATCATAGGCTCCCATGTCATCCTGTATAATGATCGCGTCCTGGAGTCCGTTTCGCTTCAACGCGAGCACCAACTTGTACAACAAATCGTGTGATCCCTTTGCCATTTTTCTCTTACCTTTCTCTCTGAAATGATGGTTACACTTAAGCACCGTTGCGTAACCATCACCACTCTGCTTGGTGTTCCCATGCTTCAAATTCGTATTGCCACCCGGCCCAATAAGCATTGATATATGCTTGTATGTTGTAGGGCGGATCGTCCGGATCATCTCCATTGTGAAAAGCTTCTGCGCCTTTGTCCCATGCCTTGCCTAGCCGCCCCACTGGACGTCCGCAATAATCACAGTGATCGCCAGTAAATACACGACCACACCAGCATTCAATCTTATCGCTCACTGTCCGCTCCTTTCTAGAGACCCGTTGCGTAACCTAGCCCTCAATTACCATGAATCGCTGGGGGGTGAATGGTTCGCGGTGCTCCAGCTCATCAAGCGCACAAGAATTGCAGCCCCAAAATCTCAAGATAGTTTCGTCACCGGTTTCATCAGCCCAGTTAGGCCGGTACCAGTCAACCAAAACGCGAGTCTCGCCATTCTCGGAATATTGGCGACGAACTACACCGCACCGCCAAACGTCCTCACCTGGAATTCGTACAAAGTCATGTGGTCTGAATTTCTTATCTTCGTTCACCGTCCGCTCTCCTATTTATTCAAGCCATTTCGGGAAATACGTTGCTATCCCGAATGCAACCGCTAGTGAAAGCCAGAACATCATGATCAACGCATAGACAATCGTGCTGTCTGGGTATGCTATGATCGTTATAATGCTCATGACTCCTAAGCAACCATAAAATACAAATGCATTGGCAGTCTTATCGCTCACCGTCCGCCTCCTCCCAGGTCAAGCCCGGCCTGATGGTCTTGCCCACACACCACAGCGCAAACCGCCAGACGGCGATCAGCACCGAGGCCATGGACCAGGCGAGCACCCGGAGATAGTTAGGTGGTTTCATGCTGCATCCTCCAATCGTTCCGGCATAGCAAACACGCTGCCGGGTAACCGCTCCCTATAGGCTTTATCGCCCCAGTGAGCCTCGTAATAGCTGCCAATCTGCATGATCCGCACGTTGTATAATGCACAGTGCCAACTGACCGGATCGTAGTAACCCAGTACTATCCCATGATTCCAGTCCTGCGGGGCGGGTGAGTAGTGAGGCTGTAGCTGACACAGACAACCCGATACCCAGCCCTGGATATCATGATCGAGTCCATGCATGTTGTAATATCCCTCGCGATGAACATGGTTTGCTACAACGGAGCGCTGGAAACCAAATCGCTGCATGGTGTTTTTGATGGTCGTCATGATGTTTTTAGTAGCGTGATAGCCATGCAGCACGACCAGCCCAGGCGATAATTCGATGTAGTATTCTGACCAGCCAAACCAGAGCGATCCATGCTGGCGAATATCTCGCACGAAATAGTCCAGGGTATAGTCGGCTACATTTTTAGCGCCGGTCCTGAGCGCCCGGAAGATCCGCATATCATGGTTACCGGGCAACGCCAGGCTAACCGCATTTGGGGCCGCGTCTCGCCAGATGGCTCGATTGCCTGCATAGGTATTGATCAGGTTGCGGACATCACCGCCCCAAATATGCTGGAAGGCGGTGTTTGCATCCTCCCAGCGCCCAAATTCAGACATATCCCACAGATCGGACCAGTCCGTAATGACATCGGGCGCGAAGTCCTGGCATATCGCCGCTGCCACCTCAATCGCGGCATTGTCCTGGTAGGGGTAATGCTCATCACCTTTGTCAAACAACTTGACCCAGCGGCTCAGTTTGGATAGCCGCTCTTTTTCGCGCTGCCAGGTCTGCGTGTCCTGCGTTATCATGGATTCCATCGCGGCGTAGGACGGGCTGAGGTGATCGACAATCGCCAGTGATGGCGCGTCGTCTGGGACATCAACCGCGCCGGTTCTCATTCGGCGGTAGGTGCTGATGTCCATTCCCAACGAATCGCGGAGCTGGTGGACCGTCTGCGACCAGGAGATATCCCAGCCGGAACGATCCAAAATATTGTGCAGCGCCCGTGTGCTGGGCATGTCGTGAGTTTCCCAAATCTGTTTGATGTCTGGCATGTTAGCCTACTTTCACTCGATTAACGCTCCGATGTACCGGAGCACGTCCCGTGCAGTCCGTGCCACACATACCCGCCGGTTGTGGTAGGTATGGTGCTCTATAAACTGCTCCTGCGTGGTGCTCAACTTTCCCCCATCGGTTTTAATCTCAACCAGCCACCAATCCTCACCATAGCCGATCAGCAAGTCCGGCACGCCAGCGGTATCAGACTTCACCCGGTACACGTCCAGCCCGACCTGTTGCAATTCACTAATCAGATCACTTTCGTTGGCATCGCGGTTATTATGTCGATAGCCGGACATCAGAACATCTCCAACTGCTCAGGCTCACGGTACTGGGGCACGTCCGGGAACTGGTGGTAGACCTTGCCGTCAAGCAGGTTCCCGACCCAGTGACCGTCGAGCTTCCGATTGCCACCCCATTGTTTGAAGAAGAAGGGGATGCCGTGCCGATCACAATGAAGCTCAAGCGATTTAACCCATTCTTTTTTCATGGGTCGCGCATTAGGGCCGCTTTCACCCCCGCAAATTACCCAGTCAATGTATTGTTCATCGCCATCGAATGACTCCCAACCATCGATTCTGATCGGCTCCAACATCGGCTCAACACTCAGGAAGTGCACCCTGGCCGGGATATCCAACAGCAGCGGTATGCGCTCGTCTGCCATCTCCTGATTTTCGGTGCTTACACCTAACCAGACGTTGGGCCAACCCTTTGTCCACCCTCGCGGTAAACAATCCGCAATCCGCTCCGGGCGTTTGGTCAGCAGTTGGAACGTATGCTGTGGGCAGCGGGCAATGATATCCCAGCACTCAGCCCGCCATTCGTCTGCCTCTTTGATGAAAAAGTCTGACCAGCTGCACACGAAGATCTTCGAGGGTTTCTTCAGTCGCAGGGGGAGATCAAAGACGCTCTTTGTCCGTTCCACCTTGCGCGGGTTTTTCCTGTAGCGCTCCATATCTCGATACATGTAGCAGTTATCGCAGCCGGGGGAAACCCAGTGACAACCCACATGCGGATTCCAGGTCGCATCAGTCCATTCTATGCCGGTGTTCGTTGCCATCATTCACGCTCCTGCCACCGCTAATTGTGCGGTACATTCAACTTCATTGCCCCAGGCATCCCAACCTGGGCGAGTTCGGCGGGCGAACAGTTCTACCCGTGATACATCCCCGAATAACCGTTCGGTTTTCCAGAAAAACTCCTTGGGCTTCTGGGAATGTTTTTTGACCGGCGAATAGATGAGCTGCCCCACGTCGGCGGCTTGCCGCACCAGCCCTTTGCCGCGCGTAGCCAGTAAACATGCCTCAGTATTCGCGCGGGTGTAGTATCCCATTCCGGTAAAAAATCCCATACCGCCAGGGTTGGCTTTGACCCAGGTATAAGCACAGGTCTTATACTCAAACCCCCACGCTTCGATCACCCGGAGCGCTTCGGGTAGATGAGTCCAGACCATCCACAGCAACAGCACGCTATCGGGCGCGGCCATCGACTCGACCGGTAGGGCGCAAATATCATCGATGGTCATCGTGGGGTAGTGTTTGTTGGCCCCCCGGCTGCGCTCATGGGTGACACCGACTTTATCGGCTCCCCAGTTGCGAAAATTCCAGGGCGGATCGGCGGCTATCAGTTGGTACCTGTTAGGCATCATTCACGCTCCCTTCCGTGCTGCCACTGCCAATTTATCGACTAATAAATTATGCGTGGTATCTTCGTGCCCGCGCACCCATTTGAAGGTAACCTGATGCTCGTTGACCAATTCATCCAACTCAGCCAATAACCGCCGGTTCTTCTTGCGCTTGTTGCCATTCATGGCACCGACCAAATATTGGCTGTCGGTGAATAGAGTCACCTTGTGAGGCCCATACCGGAGAGCTGCTAAACCCTCAACCGCTGCAAGGATTTCCATCTCTCCAATGGTGGTGTGTAGTTGTTTACCTGATATCTCTTTGGTTCGCCCGGTGCTGATATCCACCAGGATCGCCGCCCAACCGCCGGGTTTGTCCTGGTGATGGACATCGCACGAGCCATCCGTATAAATGTGTACTTTTCTCATGTCACGCTCCTATGCGGTCGCTACCGCTCTACTTGCCTCATTAAATCGCCTGCTTTCGGGCGCAGGTCGCCGACGGTTGTCTCAGCGACCAACCCCATCCTGGCCCGCGACAAAATCGGAGCCAGGTCACCGCCGCCCGCGTCATGCCACTCGCGATTTAAAATAATCGCGGTCGCTTTGTTGTTCTGGTAGCGGTGGTCAAGCAGGTCTCGGATATGCTCCATTGCAAAGGTTTCATTACCGCCGCTGGTGCGCTGGCGCAGCCAGTCGAGCTGATCGATTACCAGCACCGATAGGCGCTTATAGTGTTCCACCACCTGATCCGGTGACCGGTGGGTGATATCCGGCTCGTTTTGCAGTCGGATCGCCTCAATGAGATCGTCGCGGATATCACCGGCCAGGACGTACTTGGCATCAATGCCCGATTCGATCATCTCAACAACCGCCCGCTGCATCAGGAAGGTTTTTCCCGAACCGTAGCCACCCAGGACCATCAACCACCCAGCGGGCGGGTGGCTCTCTATCCATTGGATGGTTGCTTGCTGGATAATGTTAACCATCGTTTCCCGCCCTGGTACATCCCAGAGCGGATCGTCTGACATAATAAACGATGGTACTCCACATTTTGCACGGCGCTGCTGTTGATAGTATGCTTCTGAGCAGACAGGGCAGGGATATTCGACCAATTCCCGGTAAAGCATCGAACCGCTCACGCGTCGCCCGCGTGGTATCGGATCGCCGGTGGGGGCTTTAAACTTGCCCTGTCCTTTGATACCCAGACAATTAGGGCAGGTATCACGGTCTAACGTGCTGCCCGCGTAATCATCGAAGATGATCACCACATCATGCGGATCGCCGCCATCGAGGGCGATCACGGTGCGATAATCGTTAATCAACGACTCAGGAAGTTGGAGTTTACCGTTTGAACTGCTCACTGATTTCCTTCATCCTTTCTGGTGTCATCACCTTACCCACCCCGGCGAGTTGTTCGGGGGTGGCCTCGATAATGTCCTTGTTTTGGCGTCGATCCGGTGGGATCGTGCCAGGTACGTTGCGGCGGCTCGGCGGTCGTTTCGCCGCGTTAAATCCCTCGCGCTCAATACGATCTAGAATACCCTGGACATAGTTAAGCTTGCGCACGTTAGCCTTGACCGCCTCAGTCATGGCAAACTCGATGTGAGCAAGGGCGTATTTATCAGCCATCTCGATCAGCAGGTCGTG